GGAATGGATCAGAAACTAGCCGTTGCTGGAGGGTCTGGAACAACTGGAAACTCTGGGTCGAAACAAGCAGTGTTCTCCTACAATGTCGTGTTTGATGATCATGAGCAGATGTCTCGCTGGTGGGATTTCTTGAAATGGTTGAGAGCCAACCCAGGTTACGACGGCGACACAATCGCACAGAAGATCACATCATTCATAGACGCACATAGTGAGGTTTGAGATGGAAGACAAGAAATGCCAGTACTGCCTTGGTGGGGAACACCCTGTCACTGCTTGTCCGAAAGTAAAGAGAGTTGAGTTCAATCTTGACGGTTCGGTGAAGATGGTTGAGAAGTACGACAACCCAACTGGTGCATCGTATTCGTTTGTACCAACATCGGTATCGTCAAACCTTCCAACCAAGATCTCCTACAGCGGATGGATTCAGAACAAAGAAACCAAAGAACTGCCACATGACGAGCAGTGAAGGACGAATGCGTCTTCGTAATGAATGGGGTCCAGAAACGGTAGCGAAATGTTGCCGGCTTTGGAAGACCCACGGTTATCACGCAATAGGCAGATGCGGAATCTGTAAGAGCAACCCCAAAGTCGTGTACGGCATGACATGGGAACAGGCAGATGAAGAGGTAGGTACTGATGGCTAGGCAAAGAATGTTTCTTGATATGTCATGTGTTGACGCGGCGCGCGAGAGGATGAAACACATCTACGACACCTTTGACACGGTTTGTGTTCAGTTCTCTGGTGGCAAAGACTCAACTGCTGCTTTGTATCTCGCTAAGGAGATTCACGAGGCGCGTGGTCTTGGCCCCGTCAAAGTCATATTCAGAGATGAAGAGATGGTCAGTCCAGTAGTTATTGATTTCATCAACAAAGTTCGTAATTACGACTGGGTTGATATGGAGTGGTACTGCCTTCCGGTTGGGCAAGAATGCTGGGTTCTAGGTAAGCGAGAATATGTATTGCTTTGGTCTGGTATGCGCCAACAGCAAGGAAGGCTTGTTAGGGAGATGCCGCCATGGGCTATCCATGCAGGACATTTCGGTCTAAGCAACTATCAAGCAATCCCTGAAGCAATTGACTATTACACGATGCAAGGCAAGAAGGGTCGTACGGCTTTCATTACTGGTGTTCGTGCGAACGAGTCAATGGTGAGATTTAGATCTGTTGTCAACAAGCTCAACGAGAACTACATCACTCGTCCATACAAACTTGAGAAGTCAATCCCGTTGATGTTTGCGAAACCTATCTACGATTGGATATCGGCTGACGTGTTGAAGTTCATTAGTGAAGAACACGGTGCCGAATGGTGTGAGTACTACGACCTTGCCGCAATGGTTGGTGGAGTACAACGCGTCGGTATCCCGCTCCACTCAGTAAGTATCAGAAGGTTGCGCGACTATACGGCAGCAGAACCTGCATGGTTTGACACTCTCTATGACTGCTTTCCCCAGGTTGATGCTCAGCACAGGTTGTGGCCTGAGTTTGATGTTGATGCGTACATTGACGACTACGCAGATCAGGGTTGGGATGGTGTCAAGCGTTGCATTAACGAGAACATGCTTACTCCTGGGATCAGAACGGTTGCGTTGGCATTTGTTGCTGACTACAGAAAGAAACACATTCTTGACCCAGTTTCTTACCCGTTGTCATGGCTGATTAGAAATCTAATTATGAATGAGTTTCATAACACTTCTGCTCGACCAGTTGGGCCAAAGACTAAGGACTGGAAGAAGCGAGCAGCCGCCGAACAGACATACAATCAAGGACTTACAGAAGGGTAGAGAAATGACAGGAATAGTTAGATGCGTACAGTTCTCCACAGGAGCAGGGAGTGCCGAAGTGGCTTTCCGTGTACAGGAGCAAGCACAACCAGAGGACAGGCTTGTCCTGCTGACTGCCGACACAATGGTGGAGGACGAAGATAACTGGCGTTTCGCCGAAGAGGTGGTCAAAGCACTTTCCCCACGATGGGAGTGGATCATAATCAGAGACGGCAGAAACCCGATGCAGGTTGGGCGTGATCAGCGTGTTGTGCCAAACAATAGGTTTGCTGTCTGTTCAAGAATCCTCAAGAGAGAAGCTCTCAACAAGTGGATTAAACACAACTGCCCACCAGAGTCATCAATCATCTACCTCGGATTTGACTGGACAGAACCACATCGTTTCGAGAAGGCTGAACCACTATGGCTTCCATGGAAGATAGAAGCACCAATGATGGATGCGCCATACATAGAGAAGTACGCACTTCTGGAGAAGTTCCGAAGTATGGGAATAGAACCACCACGTCTTTACGCTGCGGGCTTCAGTCATGCAAACTGTGGCGGGGCCTGTGTTCGCGGAGGACAGGCTTCTTGGAAACTATTGCTTGAATGGAACAAACCGAGATACTTGGAATGGGAAGCAGAAGAAGAGAAGACGCGAGTAATGCTTGGAAAGAACGTTGCGATTCTCAAGAAGACCGTAAACAAGGAAACCTTCCCATTGACATTGAAGGCTTTCCGTACACAGATAGAGGATGCACCACAGATGTTTGACAAAGACGATTGGGGAACATGTGGATGCTTCATGGACGAGGATTCGTGAACATAGAAACCGTAGAAATTGATTCGCTACGACCAGCACCATGGTCTACTAGCCATTTATTGCGTCCCGATGAGAGGTCGCTGATTCAGTCAATGACCGACTGGGGATGGCTACAGCCAATCATCGTCAGGGCCGAAGATAGAACCATCATTGATGGGAACCTGCGTTGGGTTATCGCCAAAGACAACAAAGGCGTACAGGCAAGATTCGGCAGTGAAGTTCCTGTCGTTTGGGTTTCCTGCGATGAGGTTGACGCAATGATGATGCACATCAGGCTGAATAGATCCAAAGGAATGTCTGTTGCTAAGAAGACATCCAACCTTCTCAAGACAATCAGAGCATCGCGCAAATACGATGATCAAACTTTGAAGAGTCTTCTCGTCATGACGAGGGAAGAGTTTGAAATCCTCGCTGACGGATCCTATGTGAAGCAGAAGTCCCTGAAGGAACACACCTACTCACGTGGCTGGATACCAGTAGAGGCTCCGAAGCCTGGATCAGCGATTGCCGGCGAGATGCGTTTCGAGAGGCCAGTCAACAGAGACAACTGACCTTCTCGTCACCAACTCCTGCACAATGGTACGGTTGTAAGCACTAGAGCCCTTACGAAGGAGTTGGATATGCCACCAGGAAGACGAGGAACAGACACCGAGAGGGCACCGATTATTTACGGTCCTGGCGTTGTCTATGACGGAGACGGAAACCCCGTTGGCTATGGCACGGATTACTTGGACAGTCTTGTGACACCAAACGCACCATCTCCAGCTTTCCCACCACCAACAGGTCCTCCTGCTACAGGGCCGAATGTGCCTCCAGCCCCAGGAACCACAAGGACTCCAAGAGGACCTCAAGCACCACGGGTACCAAAGAACACAAGCGCACCGCGCACCCCAAAGGCCCAACAAGGTCGTGGTGGCGCACTTTCGCGTATCTTGCGTGGAGCAGCAGCAAAGCTTCGTAACAACAAGAAGAAGTAGAAGGTCGTAGATGATCGTCTCCGTACGAGAACTTACGGCCTATATGGATCGTTCGCTCACGAACCGACAGCAAGACGCTGCCGAACTCGTGCTTGCTGGCGCACAGGCTGAGGTTGAGACTTTCCTTAGCCGACCCGTAGAGGTCAACGAGTTTGTCTACACGTATGTAATCCCTGAGGACAACCTTTGGGTGAACACGGAGTCGTATTTCTACGACAGAACCCTAGATACAGCCAACTCAATCGTTCCTGTTCTACGACCACCGTTTCAGTTGCATCTTCCAAATGCTCCCATTGTTGATGTTGAAAGCGTCTTTGTGTATGCCTTCAATGGTGCAGCGGGAACCCCTCCGTTGGAGTTGCAACCCAATGACCATTACCTCGTAAGGAAATGGGGTCTTGACATCTATTCCGTCTGGTCTGGAGACAAGATTGTCATCACCTACAACGCAGGAATGGCACCAAATGCCCATGTAAAGCAGGTAATTCTGCGTATGGCCGCTCGAGAGATGCAGAACATGACAGACGATGTCGTCGGTCTCAAAGACTTCCAGAACAGAGCAGCAACAATCGCTGAGGTTGGTTTGACCGAGGCGGAGAAACGCAATCTTGATCCGTTGAGGCGCAAGCAAATATGAGTTCAACGACCATCAAGGTCAACGTTGATGTGGACACCAGCGAACTAGCCGCAATGAGGCGGAACATGGGTTCGTACCGTGAACCACTCATGGAAGGTATTGCCTTTCTTCGTACGGCTTTCGGCAATAACTTTGACTCTTCTGGGTCAATGGTTGGAGGCTGGGCACCACTTGCGCCATCTACCTCGGCGTGGCGAGCAAAGAACGGGATACCACCTTTCGCCCCAATCCTCGTCAACAACGGAACACTCAGAACTGCTGTCCTTATGGGTAGAGGCGATGTTGGCGCAAAGGATGCGACACTCACTATTGAGAGCGAAATCGCCTCGTTCCATCAGTACGGAAGTCGCAAAGGCAATCTTCCTAAACGCGAAATCGTATTTGAACCACCTGGGTTTGCTGATCTCATGGCTCGCAGGATTAGGGCGCACATCGTGCCTGACTCCTACGCCAACGACCTGAAGGCGCTTCTGCCATGATGTCTGGACCTTGGACAGCAAAGGAATATGTCTCTTCTTATCTTGAGACCGACTTGCCTGACAGGATTGTTGGTTACAGGAACCTCTGGAACCTTGACTCAGACAGGCTTCCTGTCCCTGAGAAGTACCTCTCGTATGAGCCTCCGTCTTTGGATCATTGGCCGATGGTGATAACGGTGAGTCTTTCAACCCCATCAATGACCAGAATTGACTATGTGGATGGTCTTAACCCTGTGTACAGAGTGTCGTACAATATGAGGACTTACATCTGGGTCAGGCAGGATCATGCTGAACTTGCAACAGAATCACGGGACAGGCTGACCACGGTCATTAGAGCAGCCCTTCTTGATAGAGCCTCACTTGTGTCTTTGGATGATGAAGATCATGATCTCCTTCTTGATGAGACAACGTTGAGGGAAGAGTTCTCGGACATCACATATGTGAAGGGCGATAGAGCAATTTGTGGGGCTTTCCTTGGGTATACCTTGAACCTCAATGAGGCAATCACTCGCAAACCACGATATGTTCCAACCGAAGAGAACCCTAACGAACTTACGCTTGATCTTTCTGTGCTTTCACGGACGGAAGCAAACTAATGGCTAGTATTGCCGGCATGGCCACAGGAACAATCTTTAACGTAACGCAAGAACGCGTCCAGATCTCTACAAACGGTCGTTCCGTTGCTGCACGCACTTCAGCAGAAGTTGAACTCAATGACGAGGTATTGACCTCTGCACTCAACTGTGGTGCTGTGGTGCTATTGTCCTCACAGCAGGATACTTCGGCATCAAAGCCTGAGGAACCAGTCGTAGCTCCCGAACCAGAGCCAGTCACAGAATCGGAACCCGAGGTCAAACTCGACGAAGAAGCAGTCGCTGACGAAGCAGAAGAAGCAAACCTTACAGCGGAAGAAGATTCTGACGCTGAAGGCGAAGAAACCAAGACCAAGAAATCCACAAAGAACAAAGTGGCGAAGGAGAACTAATGCCGGGCGTAGTCGTCAACACAGGTGTTCGTATCGGCGGTGCCGGTGCAGAACAGGCCCCAAGCAGCACGCTGTTTATTGTGGGCATTGCAGAGCGCGGTACTACCGACGCATTTGTCGTCAGGAGTATGGCCGAGTTTGTTGCCGAATACGGTGACTACACAGGTGACGGCCTCCTTTATCAGCATGTTCAGACATTCTTTGAAGAAGGTGGCATCCGTGCCGTTGTTCGTAGGGTTGTAGGTACAGATACCGCAGCAGTTGCATCATCGGGAACTCTTCTTGACGGTCTCGCTGGAGCTATCGCTATCAACCTCACGGCTGCTAACCCTGGCGTTTGGGGTGACTCAATCACGGCTGAAGTTGTAAAGAGTGGCAGTGAGTTCTCGATCTCAATCACGCTCAAGGGTGCTGAAATCTTTGCTGGTTCTGGATACACCACTAGTGCTCAAGCAATTGCTGACATCAACTCCTCAATTCCAAACATCCTCGTAGCCACCGCAGGTGCTTCAACTGGTATCCCGTACAGCAGTGACGTAACACTTGAAGATGGTGATGCCAAGCTTGACGATGTTGTTGACGCAACAATCATTGCGGCTCTTGCTGATTTCTCTGAAGATTTCGGTACTGGCGTAGTAGCCACTCCTGGATACTACGGAACAGACATCTGGGACGCTCTTCTTGCTCACGCAGTAGCAACTCGCAAGGTTGCATACGCAAGCTTCAGTGCTGCAACTTCTTACACTTCAGCCATTACAGCAGCAGGAAACTACGGTGGAAGCACTGCAACAGCTAAATCAAATGCAAGTCATCTTGCGTTCTTCTGGCCACAAGTTGTAGTTCCTGACGGTCTCGGATCAACAAGGGTCATCAGCCCCGAGTCCTACGCCGCTGCCGCTAGAGCTCGTCAAGTCATCGCTGTTGGCGGTCCGTGGAAGCCAGGTGCAGGAGTTTCCTCATCTTCACGGTACGTAACAGGTCTTTCCTCTAACGGTGCAACGACGAAGGTTCCAAAGACCATCTCTAACGCGCTTGACGAAGGCAAAGTGAACGCAATCCGCGTCATTGACGGACAGGTACGCATCTATGGTGCTCGTTCCGCATCAAATGACACTGCAAACTGGAGGTACATCACGTACCGCGACACAGTTAACCAGATTGCTTCTGAGTCCGAGAAGGCTCTTGAGCAGTATGTGTTCTCAACAATTGACAGCAGGAAGACCCTCTTTGGAGCAATCGCTTCAACTTTGACCTCAATCATGGAGAACGTCAAGGACAAGGGTGGCGTTTACGCAATGGTTGACGCTGTCGGTAACGACATTGACCGCGGCTACTTAGTCGATGTGTCAGACGCTCTCAACCCAGTTACTGCACTTGCCGAAGGAAAGATCAGTGCTTCCATCGGTGTGCGTGTCTCTGGTGTTGCAGACCTGATCACACTCACAATCACCAAGTCGTCTTTGACGACGGCTTTGTAACAGAAGGAATAACAGACAATGGCAAAGATTTCCCAGAGACAAGTAGTCGCTAAAGTCACCTCTTTGACTGGCGTAGGCGGCAACGTTGAGACAACTAACCAGTTCTCGTCAGACACCCGTCCATACTTCTCCCAGGTTTCTGGTGGCGAAGTACAGGCTTCGGTTGAGAAGGTTTACGACGGTGGATCAACATTCCCTGAAGTTCTTCCTTCAGTTATTGAAGTTGGCGACGTAACGGTCACTCGTCATTACGATCCTTTGGTTGATGCTCCGTTGATCTCAACATATAGGGACAAAGTTGGCAGGAAGTACTTCAAGGTTGAAATCATCACCCTTGACGCAGACGGCTCACAAGTCGGCTACACCCGTCAATACGAGAACTGTATCCTTGTGAACATCACAGAGCCAGACGGCGACGCCTCATCAGGTGGACCTGCCACATTCTCACTGACATTTGCTGTAAGCAAGTCAACAGACTCAACCTCAACACCAAAGACGGCGTAGTCCCCACAGGGTCGCCCTCGTGATATGGTTTGTTCAGTCTGAACAGACTGCTTATTACTACGGAGGAATAACCCTATGGACTTCAATACTGACGACGAGCTTTACACGGCCAAAGTTGAGAGCAGCAATGTTCTTGACAGGCTGAAGAGCGAACTAGCCAAGAAGGTACGCCGACCCGAGATTCATCTTGAGGTTCCGGAACGCCCATCAATGGTTATTCGTTACTCACCAAACATCAACCAGAATCAGGTTCGCGCATGGCGACGTAACTCTGGTGAAGACACCAAGAACGGCATGGACGCAACTAAGTTTGCTTGCTACGTGCTTGCTAACACTTGCTCTGGAATCCTTATTGACAATGAAATTGTCACCGACAAGAACACAGAGCCTGTAACTTTCGGTTCTGATGACATCATGAACATGGTCGGTGCAGATCGAGTCCAGGACGCAATTCGTTCCATTTATGTTGTTGAGCCACACATTGAAGCTACAGCTCTGGCGATCATGGAGGCTGCGGGATTTAACGACAGCGTCGAACAGGTGGACCCTACGAAGCAGCCATAGAGTGGCTGCTTGAAGATCCCTACATAATCTCTTCGGCGAGAGTCGCAGAGACATTCCACATAGACCCGATTTCGGTGCTTGACTCATCTGAGCATTTGTGGTTGCTAAGAGTTGCCTGTGCTAAAGTCATCTCGCGCGACCATGAAGAGCAAGCCAAGCAAATGAAGGCTAAATAGCTGTGGTTGCCGTCCTAACTAACGGAGGGGGTGACTAGCAATGAGCATGACTGGTGGCGGAGCAACCGCCAATGTAAACATCAAGGTAGATGTTGATGATGCTGGTGCTGAAGCCCGTCTAGCGGCGTTAGAGAAGCGTCTCAAAGCATTAGAGCAGTCCTCCAAGGGTGCTTCTGGTGCAAGCAAGTCGTTCAACAACGACCTTGACAACATGTCTAAGACCAGCAAGAAATTGTCTGGTGATCACGACAAACTCGCCAAGACTGGTGAGACCCTCAAGAACATGTTCGGAAGGCTCGGCAAGTTCGCCAAGATAGCTGGCATTGAGTTCCTTGCTTTCACCGCAGCGCTCGCAGCGATGAAGTTAGCCCTCGTGGCAGGGCAATACGCCATGAAAGGCTTCCACGCCCTCCTAAGGGGGACTGGAGCCGCCGCAGGGGTCGCTATAGCGGCCATAGGTACGGTTCTAGCGGCTATGCGAGAACTGCAAGCTGCGACTATGGCTCCACTGATGGGCGGGATGAAAGAGTCTCGATCACAAATGAACGCTGTCTATGCAGACAGACGTTTCGCAATGTTTGACGCAAAGACTATGGGAAGCATTATTCAGTCAGCCGCTTCTCAGGGCAAGACGATTGATGCTGCTTTCCGTAACCAACTTGCACGGTACGCCGACTTCTCTATGGGCGACCCGAAGAAACTTGCTGAAATCCAGAAGACCTTCATGCAGATGGAGAAGGACAAGAAGGTAACTGCTAAGACCTACGGAGAACTTCAGCAGTCAGCTCCAATGCTTGCTAAGGCTTTCGATGAGATGGCTGGCGGTACAAAGAAGGGCGCAGCGGCTGCTGCGGCCGGAACAGTTACATACAAGAAGTTCTTTGATGCTGTCAACGAAGGCAAACTCAAAGCCCTTGTTCCTTTCAATGGTGCTCTTGAGCAAATCAACAACACTATTGTCGGAAAGTTGAAAGCTTCGTTCAGAGGTGTCAAGGAGCAGTTAACGCGTCTTGGTGAACCGTTCCTGAAGACATTCCAGGGACCAATCAATCTGATTGAACGCGAAATCAGCACCTTTGTTCTGAAGATTAACGGAACACTTCAGAAGGTATTTCCTCAACTGTTCAAGATTGGTGACGCAAACAACAATGTGATTACCAGGATGTTTGACAAGCTTGCAAACTCAATCAACGCCAACATGGCAAACATTCTAGGATGGGGCGACAAGATCAAAGGTATGGGTATCGCTATCCGTAACTTCTTTGGTGGCATGGGTGGTGCGCTTGAGAGAATGACGGCAGGCTGGAACAAACTTTACAAGAGTGTTCTGAAACCGATTGCGAAAGTGATTGGAGAGAACCTTTCTTACGCCATGACAAAGTTCAACGGTCTCATTGAGGGTCAAAGCCTAGATGGGTTCACTGTTGCTATTGAGAACTTTGGCGACATCCTTCACAACGTCATTGATGGCTTGTTCCAGTTGAAGGCAGTCTTAGCCCCAATCCTTCAGATGTTCCTCGGATTGAGCAGTGTTGTTGCGAGCCTTACTGGCGGCCCGTTCAAGATGCTTCTCCCTCTTCTGCTTATGGGCAAGATGATGGGTGGCAGGGGTGGCGCTAAAGCTGGTGTTGCTGGTGCTGCTGGAATGGGGATGATGGGGGCTGGACCTCTCGGGATGCTCGCAATGCCGTTGATGCTTGGAATGTCTGGGTTTGGATCTAGAACACAAGCCGGGGCTACGAGCAATTCTAATTATGCAGCAAACAGAGCCGCTGGCGCAGGCGTTCTCCCATCGGCTTTGTTGTCGGGTCAACGTGGCGGGCAGTTCGCTCAGAATATGCGTAACGGTATGGGATTTGGGATGTCGTCACTCATGGCATCAAAGAGTGTGAGTGGTGCTTATCAAGGTGCGTACGCTTCCAGTTTCGGTGATCACGCAAGATTCTCACTAAGAGACGCGCATGCCGAAGACAAGAGACTAATGGCGAATCCTCACCTTCTTGGATTGAGGAAAGACCCAATGAGGGGTGGTTATCTTGATACAAGGACGGGAATGTCGGTTGACGATAAAGAAGCTTTGAAGCGGGCACGTGATATGAACACGATTCGCGGCGCACATAAAGATCCTGTTACGAGAGCTCAAATTAGGAAAGATGCTGATGCGGCGGCGAAATTGGCTGGCAAGACCCAGGCTAAAGCATTCGTGAAGGATTCGGCGAAACAGTTTGGTAAGTCAGCAGGCATGATGGCTGCAAGTGTCGGGGCAACAATGCTTGGCTCCTATGTACAACAGAGGGCTGGGACAAATCAAGGTATGGCAGCTGCTGGCGGGGCTTTGGGCGGTGCAGGAATGGGTGCTTCTATGGGTGCGGCTTTCGGCCCATATGGAATGCTTGTTGGTGCTCTTGCTGGTGGTGTTATTGGTGGTATTTCTGGCTTTAGGAATGCTAAGAAACTTCAGGAACAACAAGCAAAGACGTCTATTGGCAATGTCCGAAACGATGTGTTTGGCGGTAAGACTTTCAACACTACTGCGGACTTTGACGCCGCAAGAGAAGCTGCTTCTACAACACAGATAGGTCTTGACCAGTTGACGGCTGGCTCTAAGACGAATCTTCAAGATCGTATTGATCAAGCAAAGGCTGATCAGACGAAAGCTCGTGTCAGTATGAGAGAACAGTTCAGGTTGTATGCGATGCAGCGAACTGGTGCGCGCAAAGTGGATTTCAAGAGCGCCGAGAGGGGAAGCACCTTCGGATGGACTGGTCATGGCGGAAAGAGCCAAGGCTTGAAGTTCACGGGTGGGACATTAGATGGGAAGACTTACGACGGCGAGAACAACAATGTGGAGAATCT